AAATGGTTTTAAACGGTGTAGCTAAATCAATTTCTGCTGACGCTGAAACTAAGTTTTGGAACGGTGCAACTTCAACTACTAAAACAGCTGTTGCTGCTTTAACTGCTGGTGCTTTAAATACTCAAGTATCAACTCAAGAAAAAGCATTAGTTGCTGCAATGCCAACTACATTATTTGACTCAGTTATTACACGTGCAATTTATAATAACGCTGCTGTTGGTGGTCGTATTAAAGTTGTTGGTACTGCTGCAATCACTGCTAGTACAATCGTTGCACAATACCAATTATTATATGCTGCAATCGTTTCTGAAACTTTAAGCGCATCTGACGAAAAAGCATTTATCTATGCTCCACGTTCTCACAAACAATTAATCAATATCGCAAACGTTAACTTAACTTACAGAGATGTATTTAGTGTTGACATGGTTGCTGATAAATATTACTACTTAGGGGTTGAAATTAAATTTGTGCCAATCGCTGAAAACACTATGCTAGTGGCGGTTCCTTCATCAATTAAATGGTGTACGGATTTGATGGAAGACTTAAACATGGTTGTTATTGATAAGTTTCCTCAACCACGTAAAGATTATTTTTACGATGTAGTGTTCACTATCTTTGCACACGTAACTAACCAACGTTTCAACACGTTATACGTAGGATAATAAATAATTAAGGGGTTATTGATTTAACCCCTTTCATTTTTAACATTATAAAATTATAAAAAAATGCCTTGTCCATTAACACAAAATTATACACTAAAAGACTGCCTAACAACGGCTGGCGTAGCTTCATGGTATATTACTCCATTTGCTAACGTTTTAACGTCTACATTAACTGCAAACGTTGTAACTGCTATTACTAAAACAGTTGCATGGAAAACTATTGCTCAAGAAATTGAACAAGGTATGTGGTCCTATACTGGTGCAGGAACAACTGCTTCAGGTTCTAAGGCTTACGACTGGGAATGTTCAATCAAAATGCACGGTTTAAATACATTAGATCAACAAGAATTAGAATTGATTTTATCTAACAAAGTAGTACTTATTGCAGTAATGCAAAACGGTGACGCTTGGATGTTAGGTAGAACTTATGGTTCAAATGCTATTGATTCTAAATTTGAATCGGGTACTGCAATGGGTGACTTTATTGGTAGCACATTAACAATCAAAGGACGTTCAAGCGTATCGGCTGTTAAAGTTGACACTGCTATCTTAGCAGGTTTATTAACCTAGTAAATTAATTACACAAATATTAAAAGCAATCTTAATCGGTTGCTTTTTTTATTTTGTAAAAGTTTAAAAAAATACTATATTATATTAGTGATATTAATAAATAAAAATACAACGAATATAGTAATATTAACACTATCTGAAAAGACAACGTTAACCAATGCTGTATATTTATTTGAGGTTATTAATGACATGAGTAATGAAGTTAAATGCTTTATTGCAGCGGATGTAAGTATAAATAAATTAAGATATAACGAATTTGAATTTATTGAGAAAACAACAGAGGATTTATTGAATGGCACTTTTAGTTTAACACTAAGCGGTTTTTATAAATACAATGTTTACGAACAAACAAGTACAACTAATTTGAATCCTTTGTTAGCATTAAATTTAATTGATAAAGGAAAATTAAACGTTGCATCACAATTAAGCGACTACCCTGTTTATACAGGCAATCAAAACAATACAATAGTATATGGCGGCTAAATTTCAATACATAGATAATAAGCATATGTTAACGTTTAAGGCATTACCTAAATTAACGTTTAGCGAAGATAATAAAGGATATATTAAATACGGTAAAGATAATATGTACCCTCAAGAGTTGGTACGTTTGTTTAACGAACATCCTGAGCATAGAGCTATTGTTAACCGTAAAGCACGTTACATTTGGGGAAAAGGATTAAAGGCAGTTAATGAGATAGACCAAATTAAAGTTGACACGTTTATTGATAACTTTAACCGCAAAGAAACTTTAAATCAAGCTGGTAAAAAATTAAGTTTAAATACGGAATTATTTAATGGTGTTTATGTAGAAGTAATTACTAACTTACAAGGTCAACCTATTGAAATGTATATTTTAAATTCTGCTAATTGTAGAATATCGGAATGTGAAACTAAATTATACTTTTGTAAAAATTGGAATAAAAATACACAGGCAAAAGATATTAAGTGTATCAATAAGTTTGAAAATAACGGAACGGCTGGCACATTCTTTATTGACTTTAAATATTACACTGCAAGTGCAAGTAAATTAGAAAGCGTTTATCCTATTGCTCAATATCAAAGTATTGTTAACGATATTAATACCGATGTGGATATTAGTACGTTTAATAAGAATTACTGTGCAAGCGGTTTCTCAGTTGGTAAAATTATAAACTTCTATAACGGACAGCCGTCTGACGAAATGGTACACTCAATCGAGCGTGCTTTTAAAGGTACTTACACAGGCGAAAACGGAGAAAGTTTAATGATTACTCACTCGGATAGAGATGACAAAGCACCCGAAGTTGTTGATGTAACTGTTAATGATTTATCTGAAAAATTTGCGTTTACTTCTAAGCGTGCAATGAAAAAAATATTTGCGGGTCACGAAATGGCTCCCGAATTATTCAACATTAAATTTGATGAATCATTCTTAAGTGGTAGCCCCGATTTATTAATTTTACAGGAACTATTTGTAAAAGGGTACGTTGAGCCTAGACAAACTGATTTATTAGAGTTCCTATCCTATTTATCATTCTTAAAAACGGGTGAATATTTAGAAATGATGTTCGAACCTATTAGTTTAATTGGTGCGGATTTAAGTAACGATGCAGATTTAACACAGGATGAACGTAGAAAATTAAAAGGTTATGAGCCATTGGTTGCTGTGCCATTAGATGTTAACGGAGAGCCATTACCTATTTCTGCTACTCAAACAAATGATAGTTTAAAAGGTTTAAGTGCTGCCGATAATGCCGATATGTACCGCATTGTAAGAGATTACAGCAAAGGTAAAATAAATGAACATTTAGCAGTAACACGTTTAACGGCTTACGGTATTGATGAAACGCAAGCTAAAAAAATATTAGGGATTGAAGTTAAAATGAGTAGTGATAATGACCCCGTATTAATGGCATTATCTAAGTGCGGACGTATTGAAGACCCATCGACTTATACTGTTTTAAAAAGAGAACGTGTTAAAAGTTCAAACGAAGCTTTAAAATACGAACGTCAAATAATGAAGTTTGCGGATGCTTTATTAATTACCATACAAGAACTAGACAGTGCTGTTTTAAATGCTTTAAAAGGCAATCCTAGCATGTCTATTAATGAATTAGTGGATATTACTCAAACAGACTTTTATAAAGTAGAAAAGTCAATAGCACGATTAATTGAAAAAGGGCTTTTAGAAGACACTACAAAAGGTTTTAAACCAACTGAGAAAGCTGCTGAAAAAAAAACTGAGCCAATAGTTAGTGACGAAATTTATACTGTTTATAAATACGAAGTAAACGGAGATAAACCTAGTCTTTTGCCTGGCGGTAAATCTAGAGCGTTTTGTTCTAAATTAATGGCTTTAAATAATGAATATACTTTTGAAGAGATTGACGGAATTAGATTAGAAGGTATGGAAAACGTTGCTGGCTCTAATATTTGGGACTATCGAGGTGGTTACTTTTATAATAGAAGTACAGGAGTTACTGACCCCGATTGCCGTCACTTATGGATGGCAGAAACTCGTGTAAGAAAAAAAGAAAAAAAATAAACAATGGCTGACGTTTTATTTATACAAGAGGACTACTTTAAAAAATTGGCGGGTGTCGATGGTAACGTAGACTGGAAAAAATTAGAAAGTACTGTTATAATGGTACAAGATATTTATATTCAAAAAATACTCGGTACTCAATTATACAATGATTTAAAAACTAAAATAATTGCTAATCCTAGTTTGTCAAGCTATCCAAATGAGAAAGCATTAATAAACGATTATATAGCTAAGGCACTTTGTTGGTACGTTAAAATGGAAGCTAGCCCCGACTTTAAATTTGCGTATCAAAATAAAGGCATACAAGTAAAGAGTAGCGACAATTCAAGTTCGGCTGACATTGCAGACGTTAAATATTTAATGGATAAATGGAGAATTCATGCAGAGAGATACGCTCAATTAGTAACTGATTATTTGATTGAAAATTCTGCAACGTTTCCAAAATATTTAGAAACTAGCAATACAGGAATGAATCCAACTGTTAGGAATTACACAAATGGAGTTGCAATGCGTGGTGACTTAGATTTTGGATTTGAAGAGTTCAACCGTTTTAATTATTGGCGTAGAGATAAAGACTAAATGATTACACTTAACCAGGATATAGAATTATTTAAAAACTTTGCATTAAAACACAAAGGCATAAACTCATTTTACTTTGGAGATGAATCAGAAGCGGACACGAATGTAGAAATTGTTTACCCGTTTATGAATGTTATATTGCAAGGTAGCAGCGTTACTGATAATGTAGTTAGTCGCAAATACATGATAGTTATAAGTGACTTAGTAAATAAAGATATAAGCAATATTAACCAAGTACTAAGTGATACGGAGCGTATTTGTTACGATGTACCTAGTTACCTTAGACAAGTTAGAAATAGCGGTTATTTAGGTGCTTTTAAATTTGATGCTAATATTGCTTTAACTGATTTTACTGAGCGTAACGATGACGATGTAAGCGGTCATTATTTTGATTTAACAATAAGTTCTGCAGTTGGAAACGACGGTTGCAATTTACCTATTACAAGCGGTAATATTTTAGATAACAATTATATTTATGTAGGTGGCACAATTAATCAAATAGTTGGTAATTTTCAAGTTGACATCAAAGACCAAAACGGTAACACTTTACAAACATTTACAACTAGCGGAACTTACACAGTTGAGGTGTTACAACAAATAATAGATACAATTAATAGCAATACAGCAACCGTAATAGACCCTTTATAAATGGCAAACGTAGATATACAATTAGGATATAAAGATAGTACATGGTTTACTAATAATGCTACTTTAGTATTAAAGGTAGGGCAAACAGTACATTTGCAACAAACAGGTACTTACAAAATTGGTGACGGAACTACTCAATTAAGTGCTTTATTATTTTTAGGAAGTACGGGGGCTGCTACTTATACAAGCACTTTAAAACACATAGTTAAAGCTGGACTATCAATTAATAAAGGTCAAGCGGTTTATGTTAGTTCTGCTGACGGTACTAATATGATTGTTAGTAAGGCATCAAATGTAAGCGAAGCAACAAGCTCAAAAACAATGGGTTTGTTAGAAACTACTTTGTCAACTAACGGACAAGGTTATGTTATTACCGAAGGCTTATTAGCCGGCTTAAATACAAATAGCGCAAACGTTGGCGACCCTGTATGGCTAGGTGTTGACGGTGATTTAATTTACGGCTTAGCAAATAAACCATATGCACCCGCTCATTTAGTTTTTGTTGGAATAGTAACTAGAAAAAACACTAATAACGGAGAGATATTTGTTAAAGTTCAAAACGGTTTCGAATTAAAAGAAATACATGATATTGATTTAATTAGTAACACTCCTAAAAACAACGATGTTTTAACTTATAATAGTACTTCGGGTTTATGGGAAAATAAACAAAGTAACTATTTACAAAACGTTACAAAAGATATAACTGATAGCACTGCTTTAACAGGAACGACTGCTATTACTTTAATGAAGTCGATATTAATACCAGCTAATACATTTGCAACGGGTGACGTAGTTAAGATATTAAATAGAGCAATTAGAAGTACGGCAACGGGAACGGGTATTAATTATTTTTACATCAATACAACTAACAGTTTAACAGGCGCAACGCTTGTCGGTACTCAAAGTGGTGCGGTTAGATTTTATGCAATGGAGCGTAATTTATACATTAAGTCAACAACTGTTAGTGAAACTATTGACGTTGCTACATCGGTTAGTACTGATAACACAGCGGTTTTAGCGGCTGCTAATAGTAACTTAAATATTAATTGGGGTGTTAATCAATATATTATTGGTGCTTTTCAAAATGCAGCGGTTGGTAATAGTACGGTTATGAGTTCACTTATAATTCAAAAATTTTAATGGAAAATTTAATTAAAAAAGATAACACGATTACCTGGCGAGATATTGAAAACGCTGAAATAATTAATGTAGAAAAATTAGACGAACTTGCGCTACATTTAACTTTAGCAGAATATGGTACATTTTATTTTGATTATTTAAATACAAGCGTGAATAAAATAAATTATAAAACAATAGACGAATTAATAACTATCCTAAAAACAAAATAAAACAATGGCACAAGAAATTAACGACACAATGATTAACCGTATGGGCGGTTTAAATGGTTCAAAAACAATAACAGGAACTTCTGCAAATACAGGCTTAAATTTTTCACAAATTTATGTAAGAGAAGCAACCGTTATAGCAACGCTAACAGGTACTGATTTAACAACTGGTGCAACTTCTAATTTATTAACTACATTAGGAATTAGTGCAGTTAGTTTGGTTGCTGGCGAGTTACACGTAGTACCTTACGGAACTAAATTAAGCGCAATTACTTTAACAAGTGGCTCAGTAATTCTTTACTAGTATGATAATAGGAAACGCAATAAGTGTTTGCGACTTAAGGAAAAAACGTAACGGAACGGATGCCGATGCTTTAGCGTTTATTAATGCGACTGGTATAACAGGCACAAATGCAACTGCAACTAATCAATTAGTAGTTGACTTAAAAGCGGCTAACATTTGGACTAAAATGAAATGCGTTTATCCACTTGTAGGAGGAAGCGCAACAAGTCATAAATTTAATTTATTAAATCCAGTTGATTCCAACGCTGCTAACCGTTTAGTATTTGCTGGTGGTGTTACTCATTCAAGTACTGGTATTTTATTTGGCGGTGTTAACGGCTGGGCAGATACATTTATGAATTTGTCAACTAATTTTACAGCTTATGATATTCATTTATCTGCTAATATTAATAGTGATTGGGTTGGTACTTTACAACAAGGTCACATAGGTGCAAATGCTGGAGCAACAAGTTGCAACCGTTTAACAGCAACACTTTCAACAAACGAAAGTTCTTTGCTAGGCGGTACAACAACAGGAACTTATGGTATATTAAAAACAGTAACTTCAACTACTCACAAGGGTTTTTGGTGTGGTAGTAGACTTTCTACAACAAGCCATAATTTAATTGACCCAACAGGAACTATAACAGCTAACACTACAACAGTAACATCAACACAACCAAATTTAACAATAGGTTTAGGGTGTCGTAGAGGTACAACAAATGATTATTATAGTGGTTTTGGATATTCTTTTTTTTCGGCTGGTGTTGGTTTAACAACAACTGAGTTAACTGCTCTTAAAACGGCTGTAAATAACTTTCAAACAACTTTAGGTAGAATATAATATGATAACTTTAAAAGATATAACCAAAGACCAATACGACTTATATGTAGGTCTATTGACAGTAGAACAAAAAAATAGTTTATTATTACAAGAGTTCGCTCCTGATAGCTATTTTAACCCTATACAAGATTTAAACGATAACTGGATTATCTCAGTAGAAGAAATGGTTAATTGTGTTAATAAAGACTTTTTATGGGTTAAAGATTTACCATTAATTTTATATGTACCAAAAGAATTTAACTAGCTATGAAGGAACTAGGCACATTAGAGAATAAAATTAAATTGTTAACTTTTGCTGGCGGTTTGATGTCGATGTACTTCGCAATTAAGTCAGATATAAGAGAACTTTATACTGAGAAACGTTATGAAGTTGAACATTTGCAATATCAAATAGAAGAAATAAAAGCCGATTGTTGTGACGAAAAAAGCAAAGAAAAAAATAAAATAGTTTATAAAGAACAGGCAGCTGTTTTACCAAATGAAACTAAGATTGAAGCTACATTTTAATGACTAATAGAAGGCATAACTATTTATTTACTGATATGAAAAATTACAAAATTGATGACTTAAAATTTCAATTTGCGAAATTAAATTATAAATGGTTACCGTTTCATATTGTAGGTATTCGTTCAGATGCTAATAGCCCTGACAAGTTTGATGACTTAATAGGTTTAGTTGAAAAAGATAATTTAGTGTGGTTTTCAGGCACAACTAATCCCGGCACGCATTGGTTAAAAAATTTATTGAATCCAAAAGGAGCAGCATTACTTAAACCAAATCAATATTTAAACACGTATAAACTAGATTTACATCAAGGCAAATATTTAGCATTGTGCCAAAGAAAACCAGTTGTTGTATATCGTGATGCAAATAAAAATACTTTCGCAGAGGAAACGGCGGTTACTGATACAGGTTTATTTGGCATTAATATACATCGTGCAAATCCTTCTGCAGTATCAACTATAATTGATAAATGGAGTGCTGGGTGTCAAGTATTGAATGACCCCATCGACTTTAATTTTTTAATTAAAAGATGCAAAGAAAGTGGTTTAAAAGAATTTACATATACGTTACTAAAAGAATTTTAATGAAGGATATATTAGATAGTTTTAAAATGGGTGACAAAGGCTATTCTAGTCGCAAATTAACAGCTTTTAGTATAATAGCTTGTATAGTAGCAGCGCATGTAAAATGGCTATCCTTAGGCGACTTTACTCAATTAGGCGAAGTTTTTATAATTGATTATGGTTTTGTGGCAGCTTTGTTTGGTATGACTACTTATTCAAATATTAAAAAATAGTTGTATATTTGTACTGTTTGTTTGATTAATTAGCCGAGTTTCATGTCTCGGCTTTTTTTATGCCTAAAGATTTATATATTGAAAATCAATCAGTTATGTAAATAATTGAAAATAAATTTTTTTATTAAAGAAATTGTATATACATTTGTATCATATTAATAACTTAAAAATTAAAAACATGAAAACTACAACTTTAAACAATACAGAAAAATTATTAAACACTATTTTATCTATTTGTAATTATACTCAAGGTGAAATTTGTATAACTAATGATGGTGTAAAATATAGACATGATCATTATGTTACAAAATATCCAAGTGTTTTTAATTCAATAGTTAATTTATTTGACAAAGCTGCTAAAGAAAATAATGCTGAATTTAGTACACAATTTTTTTACAATAAAGAATATTCATTTGCTTATGATAGACCAAAATTTAAAGGTCAGTCAAATGGAAAAATATCATTTTCAAAATTAATAATTTTAAATTAATTAAATATAATAAAGATTTCCTAGCCAATGGTTAGGAAATCATTAAAAAATAATCTATGACACACATATCAGTCCGTTTTCCATCCGATTTAGATAAAACTAAAATAATGGATAAATTTAAAAAAGCAGCAAAGAAAAATAAAACAAGTTCAAATAAATTAATTATTAACTTTATAAAAAATTACAAATGATACCTTTAATACTACTAATAGCATGTATATCAATTATAAACGTAATGTACAAAGAATGGAAGCAGCAACAATAATACGGGCCGAATGGTGGGATAATTTTAACTATGAGTTATATATTAATTATTTAAAAGCAAAACTGGAAAATGAAAGAAAGCTACAAAGACTTCAAGAATGAATGTTTATCAAACAAATTGCGAATCATTCAATCAATAGAGAATCAATTAATTGAGGGTAAGTTAGGAAGTGAATCAGTATTATTTACCGACTTCATTTATAACACTCACGAACTGTTAGGTATAGAGCCACCAAAAAACGCTCAATATGAAGCATTAAAGACTGATAGGGTACAGGAACAACTAAACGAAGTATTAAGCTATATTAATCAAGGTTACACGATTACAAATGCTATTAGTAAAGTTGGTTTATATGGCACTGCATTTTACAAAAGTTTAAATGATGATCAGGCAAGGCAGTTACAAAGTGCGAAAAATAGATACAAAAAAAATAACAACTAAAAATAAATAGTCAGGTGGCGGAATGGTAGACGCAGGTATAATCACCACTTGCATCAAAGATTTGAGATGTACGTTACAGGTTCGAGTCCTGTCCTGGTTGCTAATATTAACAACTAAAAAACAAAAAAACATGGAAAACAAAAACAACTACGAAACGAAGAATAATTCGGGCGCAATTTTTAAAAATAACAAAACAAGTGAAACTCAACCCGATTATCGTGGCAAAGTTAAGGTAAATAACGTTGAAATGGATGTATCTTTATGGGTAAAAGAATCCGCAAAGGGCACAAAGTATTTTAGCGCATCATTTCAAGAGCCATTTGTTAAGCCTACGACTACGGAGCCGAATGTTAAAATAAATAATATTGACTTGTCGGACTTGCCGTTCTAAAAAGATAAAAAATATTTTGCCTTTTTAATATTTTTAGTTATATTTGTATTATGAAAAAATGTTTTAAATGTAGCTTAGAAAAACATTTAGAAGAGTTTTATAAGCATAAGCAAATGTATGATGGTTATTTAAATAAATGCAAGCCATGTACTAAAAATGATGTAAAAAATAGAGAAAATATTTTAAGGCAAAATATTGATTATATTGAAAAAGAAAGAGAAAGAGGTAGAGATAAATACCATAGACTTAATTATGTAAAAAATAAACAAAGTAAAGAAAGTAAAAAAATATCTATTCAAAATTACAGAAATAAATATCCTGAAAAAATAGCAGTAAAATCAAAAATGGGTAAAAAAATTAAGGCGCAACAAGGTTATAATTTACATCATTGGAGTTATAATATTGAACACGCACTAGATGTAATTGAATTATCAATAAAAGACCATAATACAGCTCATAGATTTATTATTTATGACCAAGAAAGAAAAATGTATAGAGATTTAAATAATGTTTTATTAGATGATAAACAATCGCATTATGATTATATTATGTCTAAAATAAATTTTTTTATGTAAATAATTAATTATACATTTGTAAACGCTAAGTTGTAATTGAGGGATTGCAACATTCAATTAGCTAACTATTTAAAACAGCCATCTAGCTTCCCTCAGCTATTTGGCTTTTTTTTTATTATGAAACATTACAAAAAAGACCAGTGTTACTACAAAGTAATTACAAGCAAAACAATCATTATTTATGATTTTGAATTATTGCCAACGGTAAGTGTAACATCATTTATTGATTTACAGGATGCAAAAGAAATTGATGCAACCGAATTTGATGACGCTTTTTTCAGAGTTACTAACCATTTAAAAAACCTATGCTATGAAAATCAATAAGGAATATATCTCAGGCATTTTAGATGCAACACACGAAATGTATGAGATTGAAAACGGACGTATAGAAGCGGATAAAGAATTAACATTTACTTTAATAGAGAAATCAAACTACATTCAAATAAAATTCACTTGCAAAATAGAGTTAAGTAGTAAATGGAATATTGATAACACCTACCACGAAAACAGTATTAACATTTACGAAGCCGATACAATAAGCGGTTTGATTTGCGACATACAAAGCGAGTTAGCAGAAATTCATTCAAAAACAATTAATTATTTATAACTATGAAAAACCTATTAAAATCATTAGCAGAGTTCCAACAAGAAGTGCCAGTCATTCATAAAGGAACGCAAGGATACGGATATTCGTATGCAAATTTAGCCACTATATTTGATGTTATTAACCCTATATTAAAAAAGTATAAATTAGGCTTTACTCAATTAATTGGTGACAATAATATTAAGACTATTATTTTTCATTATGAAAGTGGAGAAACTTTAGAAACTATTACTACTATTCCGCAAGGAACTAATTTAAAAGGTATGAATGATTTTCAGACTTTAGGTAGTGCCGTGACGTATATTCGCCGTTATAGTTTGTCAAGTGCTTTAGGTTTAATTACTGATAAAGATACGGATGCACACGGTGAACAAGTTAAGCAACCAAACTTAAATGAACAAGTTGAAAGTGCAAAGGCTAAAATTATAACGGCAACTTCTTTATCAGATTTACAAACTAAATACAAAGCGTTAACACCGATTGAGCAACGTTTTAACGATGTAGTTGAATTAGCAAATAAATTAAAATTAACTTTGAAATAATGGAAAAGGAATTAATAAATAAAATAAAAAAGTACCAGGAACAAAACGATTCATCTTTTAAATTCATTTTAGAAAATACTGATATTATGAAATTAGCTGGTGACTTAGGTTTTTTAATCGGTCAAATGAATTCACAGTTAACAACAATTATTCACCATTTAGAAAATAAATAACATGAAACAATCAATTTACCAAATCCAAAATGAATACCAATTAATTATATCTGAGATAATTAATAACGAAGGTGAGATTACTCCCGAATTAGAAACAGCTTTAACTATCAATAAAGAGCAACTGCAAAGCAAAGCCGTTGATTACTCCTATGTAATTAAAAGTTTAGATAGCGACTGCGAGCAAATAGATGCTGAATTAAAACGCTTGCAACAACTTAAGAAAGTACGCACTAACTTAGCAGAACGTTTAAAAAATACTATCTCGGATGCTATGAATTTATATGAAGTTGAAAAGATTGAAACTCCTTTAATCAAACTATCATTTAGGAATAGTGAATCAGTTGAAATAACAAATGAAAGTCAATTAGATGCTTGTTTTATAGTTACCAAAACAGTAACAAGTCCTGATAAAAAAGCTATTAAAGATGCTATTAAAAATGGTGTATTAGTTGAGGGTGCGACAATTAGTTATAATAAAAATTTACAAATAAAATAGTTATGGAAGAATTAGAGATATTAGAAAAAACAATTATGTCAATAGAAAAAGATATTGAGCAGTTAAATTTTAAAATTAAATACCAAAACGAACGTTTGGAAAATTTAAAGCATCAAAAGAAATCATTGTTAAATTATTTGAATGAAAATGATTAAACGCTGTTTTAATTGCAACCGATTAAAACCATTGATTTGGTTTAAGATTAACCCCCGAAAATATCAATTAAAAAGTGATAAAGGTAGGGCGGTTAATTGTCGGTTGTGCAATGTTAAAAGGTTAATAAGACAAAATGGCGAAGTGATTAAACACAATCCTGCAACCAATAAATATGATACCGTTAAAATCAATATTAATTTATTAAATTTACTAAAAAATTATTTTAAATGAATCCAAAAGAGAAAGCCGTAAATATATTTAATAAATATTATGTATCTATTTTAGAGATTAATCATGATTTAAGCGAAGAGATTATAATATCTATTTTAGCTAAAAAACAAGCATTAATAGCAGTTGATGAAATAATTAATAGTAACCCACATTCTAATCCATTTAATACTGATATACATTCAACTATGCAATATTGGATTGAAGTTAAAAACGAAATCGAGAAATTATGAATCAAGAAGAAAAACAAATAATCAAAGAACTTGCATACAAAATAGTACTGCCAACCATGATAGTATCATTGGCATGCTTAGCACTATTAATGACTTGCAAAAATAAACCTAAACCGAAGCCATTACCGCCTAGCGTACTAGATAAAAAAATTGATAGTATAAAAGTACACATCAATAAGGATAGTTTGATTATTGATTCTTTAATGAAGCTGAAGCCTAAAATTGTAACAAGGTATAAAACGAAATATGATACGATTTACAAAACAGCTCCTGACACTTGCATATATTATTTAACTCAACTTAATAACGAATGCTTAAAATTAGATAGTTTCAATAACGGTATTATAACAAGGCAAGAAACTCAGCTTATAAGTTATAGCGAACTAACAGGAATAATGCAAGAGAAGGCAAATATGCAAAGTTTAAGGCATATTGAAGATAGTTTAGCAATCGGTACTTTGCAAAGAAAATTAAAACGTACTAGAAAATTAGCTGTTGCTGGTTTATTTGGTGGCTTAATAACAGGTGCAGTAATAAAATAATTATGGAAAAACACGAAGTAAAAGCTATTGCAATGATTAACGAAATAAATCGTATCATTTGTAAAAATTGCACAGCGGATAAAACAGTAATTGAGTTAGCTATTATGCAATGCAAAGAGCAAAGGAATACACTGTATCGACATAATTTAGTTCATGGTAAAAGTGGTAACAACTTTGAACTATATGAACAAGTTATATTTTGGGACAAGGTTAAAGAGTATCTGAAGCTTTTGGTTTAAACAAAGGCAAATAATCATTTAAGTAATTAAGTGCAAACGTTTCTAATCTGTTAACGGCATAAATAAAACTACCATCACTTAAATATACTTTAGTGCAAGGTGTTGGATTTAAATCAGTATCAAATAAAATATAGGAGCGAAAGGAAGTAATTTCAATATAGTTAACATTTATAATCATGTGAAACTTTTGCCATTCATTACTGATAGGTTCGGTATAAAGTTCGCCATACTCATTGTGCTTTTGGATTTCGTGTATATCGTATATTAAAAACTTAAATAAACTCATTTTATTAAAATTTATGTGTAAATCTTGCTACTTGCCCATTAGTAGGGTGATGTAAATATGCTTCAATTGCCTTAGATGCATGCTGATATCCATTTCTATGATGCCAGCTATCGGTTCCTGAAGGACTCCTACTACTTTCAACAGTTATGCCTATATAATCTTTACTTGTTTTATGATGTACATGGTGAGTATAAATGTAGCGATGTTTAGTTTTAGCCCATTCATTTCTATACTCTTGTGCCATTAATAACGGTAAATCTGCATTCTTAGCACCATCACCATGAGTTGAGCCTATTAAATTATCATAGTAAACAAATGCTTTACGGTGTGCAATAGATGTATCAAATGATATATTTTTAGAAGATTTAAACCATGCTTGTATAGTTTGAGCCAAAAACCAACCACTCATATAATCATGATTAGATGCATTGTGTATTATATGAACATCGGCAATTGTAACTAATTTTTCAATAATATCAATGTATAGTTGTTTAGCTATTAAGAAATTATCAAACCACATTCCATCAGTATCTTGCGGAGTTCCTGAAGTTGTTTGATGTTTTGTATTATCAGTATGCAGAATGTCATTACCAATAATTAAAACTATTTTGTCAATATTGAAACTATTAGAATGCTCTAATATTTTATCAATACCTTCATTAACTCTTTTAACTGCTATATTATTATTATAATTATCTCCACTCTCATATTTACTTGCTAATTTACCGATATGAATATCTGCTGGGTCAATAACTAAACAATGATTATCTTTTATTTTTACACGTTTAATAATTGGATATTTAGGTACGTGTTTAGATAAATCTTTTAATAAATATTCTTTTAAATCTTCAATACTTTTACCTTGTTGTTTAACAAACATTGAAAATACTTTAGACTTATACCAATAATGTTTAACATCTTTTGAATCAATACCAGCTTGTTGACATTCTTTTTCGATTAGATTTTTTTGTTCTCTAAAATTAAATAGTACCTGTTCTTCTTCTTCAGTTAATCTATAACGAATATTTTGATTTTGCTCTGTACTTCTTTTAACTTTAGTTGTAGGCATATATTATAAATATAGTATTTTATTGTACTTTTACAAAATGAAGATACATATTAAGGCATTATCGATAAATGAAGCGTATTTTGGACGCAGAAAAAGGTCACATCTTTATAATAATTATATTAAAAAAATGCTTGTTTTGTTACCTGAAATTGACATGATACCCGAAAAAGATATTAAACTAAATATTGAATTTGGATTCAGCAGCGCAGCAAGTGATATTGATAACGGTTTAAAATGCTTTATTGATTGCTTACAAAAGAAATACGACTTTAACGATAAAAATATTATTGAGTTATTTGTTAGGAAAACCAAAGTGTTAAAAGGATTTGAGTATATTATTTTTAATTTTTATTAAAATAAATTTTTTTATTCGGAATTAATATATTATATTTGTATCCGTTGTGTGGAAGCAACTGTATAAAAAATTACTTAAAAACCTTCATTCTGCGAGCCTTCCACCTCAAAGTTTGGAGGTTTTTGCATTAATAAAACTCATGAAACAACTTAATGAAGCGTTAAAGGAATTTAACAAAACAAACCCAGTTCTCAAACCGAGATTATGCTTAAATGAAAATACAGGGATGTATTTAGTTACTTTAGGATTTAGTAAGCAATATTGCACATCACAAAATTTAAAAGTTATATTATGAGTAAATATAATTGTACACTTGATGCTTTAGATTATTTATCAATTTCAATACATGATGAAGGTGTAAATTTTTCTATAATTATGCATTCAAAAAAAGATGAATTTGATTTTAATAGTCCAGCTATTATTTTAACTAAAAGTGAAGTTAAAAGATTAATAAACGAATTAATAAATTTAATATAATTATGGCAGAAATTAACAGTTACGAATTAAGTCGAAAATGGTTTGACTGGTCGTTTGAAAACCCCGAAAAAATAAGCCCAAATCATGCTGCAATTTACTTTTTTGCAATCGAACATTGTAACCGTTTAGGTTGGAGAAATAAATTTGGTTTTCCAACTCAAATGGTTATGGATGCAATCGGTATAAAAAAGCATCAAACTTATATTAAATATTTTAACGATTTAGTAGAATGGGGATTTTTTGAATTGGTGCAAAAATCTATAAATCAATACTCAGCTAACATAATTAGCCTTATAAGTGCTAAGCCAAAAAGTGGCAAAGCACTAGACAAAGCAATCATAACCCATGCGGCAAAGCAAATCAAAAGCAATGGGCAAAGCAATAGTAGTATAGATAAACCAATTAACCATATAACCAATAAACCAATAAACACTATTCCTGAGTTCAAAGAATTTTTAAATTATGCTTTAGAAAAAAAACCAAAGGTTAGTCAAACTGATTTAAAATTAAAATATGACAGCTGGTTAACTAACGATTGGAAAAATGGTAACGATAAAAAAATTACTAATTGGAAGGCAGCTTTATTAAATACTTTGCCTTACATCAAAGAAGGTTTAAATTCCGATTTATCAATTATAGACCGAGAAGAGTTTATGCGTAATGCTGGCAAAATGTAAATTATGGAAAATTATAGTTATTATGGTATTGAAGTACCTAGCAATAAAACAACTGGAGAATACAAAACAACTTGCCCAAAATGCTCACATACACGTAGAAAAAAAACAGATAAATGTTTAGGAGTTAATTTAGATAAAAATGTTTGGAATTGTGTTCACTGCAGTTGGAAAGGAAAATTAAAAGAAAATAAACCTATGGACCAAAAAATATACACAAAGCCATTATGGAAAAATAAAACGGAACTTTCAGATAAAACAATTAAATATTTTGAGCAGCGTAAAATAAAACAGGAAACTTTAATTTATTTTAAAATTACTGAATCAGTAGAATATTTTAATGACATCGGAAACGCTAACTGTATAAACTTTAATTATTTTGATGAGAATAACGATTTAACAAATATTAAATATAGAGGTCCAAATAGACGTTTTAAGCTACATAAAGATTCAAAGTTGATAATGTATAACTTGAATAACATAAACCCATTAGAGCGCATTTATATAACCGAGGGCGAGCCTGACTGTTTAACTTTAAGTCAATGCGGATATACAAATGTAATTTCAGTTCCAAACGGTGCAAGTACAGGAATAAATAATTTAACTTATTTTGATAATGCAGCGGAATTATTGGACCAATGCCCTGAGATATATTTATGCTTAGATAACGATATTGCTGGCAGAAACTTAAGGGACCAACTATCCGACCGTATAGGTAAAGAAAAATGTAAAATTGTAGAATTTAAAGATTGTAAAGATGCAAACGATTGTTTAAAGAAATATGATTTACAAGCAGTTATTGAAAGTATAATTGATGCAAAGGAATTTCCATTAGACGGTGTTTTTACTATTTCGGACCTTTCAGATGACATAAACGATTTATATGAGAATGGTTTGGATAAAGGTGTTAATTGTAAAATTGACGGTTTCAACTTAAATATTGTAAAAGGTTATTTATCAATTATAACTGGCATTCCTTCGCATGGTAAGTCTGAATGGTTAGATAATATTTGTGTTCACTTGCGTAGGCATCACAATTGGAACGGTGCATTTTACAGCCCTGAAAACAGACCTAGTCAATTACATTTCAGTAAGTTAGCACGTAAAATTATTGGTAAAGCATGGGACGGTCCTTTTAGGATGAGCCATTATGATTTAGATAGTGTTAAAAAATATTTAGATAATAAATTTTTCTTTATTAAGCCTGAAAAGGATTTTACTTTAGATTCAATTTTGGACCATTGTAAAAAGTTAAAATACCGTAAAGGTTTGGATTTCTTTGTTATTGATGCATGGAATAAATTAGAGCATAAAGGGGACGGTTCAACAAACGACATAGGACGTTCTTTAGATAAAATAGTTACATTTTGCGAAGTTAATAACGTACATTGTTTTTTAGTTGCCCACCCTACTAAAATGAAAAAGTCGGACGGAAAAACATTTGACGTTCCAACTCTTTATGATATAAATGGGTCCTCAAACTTTTATAATAAGGCAGATAATGGTATTTGTGTTTATAGAGATAAAGAACAGGGAATAGCTTATGTTTATGTGCAGAAAGTTAAATTTAGTCATTGGGGTGAGGAGTCAATGGTTTCTTATTCTTATGAGCCAAATAGTACTAGGTACTACAAAGGAACTCCCGACATGAATAATTGGATAAATGAAGGTAAACAAATTAACACAATAGAAAATAATACTAATTTTTTAAATGATATAACAATTAATAACGAAAATAACCCATTTTAACATGACAAACATAGAGCAAACACAAAGAGCCTTAATAGTATTTTGCGCCTTAGCACGAACGAATAACGAACAATATACTAGATTTTTAGGTATGTTTAAACACCTAGAAAAACAAAAGTTCAATGATTTAATCAGAGCGTCCGAATCATTTGTTAAAACAATTAACAGTAATTTAGATGCTGATAGTTTAAAAGCGGTGGATGATATGGAAAATTATTTACATGATTTTATTTTTGATTTGATTGAAGGTAAAGAATTTACTATATTTGACAAATCAATAAAGAACAGTTAATAATCATTGCAGCTAATAGTAAAATGCTTAACGGCTTAAGTACTAAACTTTGCAACTACCGAGATATTAAAAACGACCTATTCCAGGAGTTTTTATTGTACCTTTGTGAGAAGCCCGAAGACTTTTTGATTGATAAGGTAAATAGAGGGCAGTTTATTAGTTATTGTTCAAATGTGTTAAAAGGGATTAACTCGGATAGGCACAGGGCGAATAAATTAGTTAACACAAAGAATCCTTTAGTTGAGCGACACAATGATTATGAGATAAATTTTGATTTAATCGAGGAAAGTTATAACTTTGAAATCGACATGAAGTTTGAGAAAGTTGTTAGATTAGTTAGGGAACAGCCGTTTAAAGCTGATATATTATTTAAGTCGGTTGTTAGTTCAACTCGTGAAATAGCTTCAGAGATGGGAATAAAGGAACGTAAACTTATATACGAAAATTGTAAATTTAAAAACGAAATAAAAAATAAATTAAAATGAGAGATATTTTATTAAAACAAAAGGATTTTATTTATGCAGTAGCGCATGATTTAATCCGCCCCGACAGTTCAAATGATAATGTTAAAGAAATTTTAGCAGCCTATCATGGTATTGATGCAACGGTGGAAACGCTTGTTGAATGTTCAACTTGTGTAAACATTTACAAAGATGCTTTTAGTGTAATATTAGCGTACATTAATAAACCGATTGAAGACAAACCTAAATCAAAGAAATAATGCCATTTAAAGCTAAATACACATTTGATTATGAATCTGAGCCAACTCCAAAGGAACGCTTAAGGGTAGGTAAGGAATGCGAAAAGAACTTAAAACTAAATGTTAAAAAGTATAAACCGATTGAAAGGCAAATACTTTATACTAATAATATTTTAATGATTTCAATTACTTATGAAGGAACGCATATCAATGAGGCCATTGCCCCACCAACCGTTCAGGATTAATTATTTTAACTCGGCAATATTGAAACGAACTTTTATTTATATAATGAATTAAAATGCAAGACGAATACGAACACATAAACTTTTGGAATAAATGAAGTCATTAGAATTTATAACCGAATTACCTAATTATGCTAATCAATATATTGATGTATGTTTAAATCATGTTAAAGAGGTTGCAACTGGTTCGGGTAAGATAGTTGAACAAAAGGAAAGGCATATACCTACAATAGCGTTTTTTCTTAATATTTGGATGCCTAGAAACGTTGGTGACACAATTAGTAGGGACACTTATTATGAGTGGCTTAAAAGCGATAATAAAGCCAAATCCGACACTATAAAAAAGATAGACGACTTATTTCAAAGTTTAGCAGCGGATATTGTTGCAAATGAGGGTAAAGGTATTTTCTACGCTAAAAACAAATTAGGCTGGACCGATAAAATGGATTCAACTCTAAACGTACCAATTAAGATATTAAACTTAGATCCATTAGATGATTCAAAGGACAACCTCCTTATTGAAGATAGCAGCTTTAAAGAAACGGATTAGGGTTATTCGTGGCGGTCAAGGTGCTGGCAAAACAATAAGTATATTGATATTGTTAATTAATCATGCAAGTAGTAAACCAAATAGAGAGATTTTAATACTTTCAGCTGAGTTAACTAAAATGAGATTAACAGTTATAAAAGACTTTGTTAAGCTAATGAGGTTAATTGGTATTTACGATGAATCTAGATTTTTAGCTGGGACTTTATACCGATTCCCAAATGGCTCATTTATTAAGTTTATAGGCTTAGACAAGTCAGATGTGGGTAAAGGTTTACGGTCAGATGTTGCTTATTTTAATGAAGTCAATAAAATAGACTTTGAAAGTTACCGACAAGTAGCGTCACGTGCCGGTCAAGTTTATGCCGATTATAATCCCGATAGTGAATTTTATATTGATACCGATGTTATTCATAGAGATGATTGCGACTTTCTACAATTAACATTTAGAGATAATGAGTTACTTTCTGAAAATGAACGTAATGAGATATTGATGTACCAAACAAACGGTTACAATGAGAATGGCACAATTAAGAATGAATATTGGGCTAATCTATGGAATGTTTACGGTTTAGGTAATATCGGTAATTTACAAGGGGTAGTATTTAATAACTGGGCTAAATGTGATGAAATACCAAAAGATGCTGAGTTTATTGCGTATGGGATGGACTGGGGCTTCACCTCAGACCCAACTACATTAACTGCCGTTTATAGATACGATGGCAATTTATATCTAGACGAACTAATATACGAAACAGGGCTAACCAATAGCGACATTATAAAGAAGCTAAATGATTTAGGAGTGCAAAGGTATCAAATGATTGTAGCGGATAGTGCTGAGCCTAAAAGTATTGAAGATATAAGACGTGCCGGTTTTAGAATAGAGGGTGCAAAGAAAGGACCAGATTCAATCCGTAATTCAATAGATACTTTACAGCAACAAAAGATATTCATAACAGCAAGGTCACCAACTTTTATATTATCTATTCTAATTAAACCGTTAATTGTAGTAATTAAAGTTTCACCAATAAAGCAGTGATTATTTTTATCTTCGGGTACATTTATATTTTTACCTGTACTATCAGTAGCCCATCTATAATTATAAGCCTCCTTAATAAAATTTGTTGACCTTGCTGTTATGAATATCTTTTGTTGCTGTAAAGTATCTATTGAATTACGGATTGAATCTGGTCCTTTCTTTGCACCCTCTATTCTAAAACCGGCACGTCTTATATC